CAGGTACAGCAGCCCCCCGACAAAGAGCAGTAAGAGGAGTACGCATAGGTTCCGCGCCCCCCGGTATGTTCGAGCACTCATTTTTCAGTTCCTTTAGATCGCGGTAATGGTTATCCCTTTTGCACGCAACCCCACCAGTCGACGACTGTTGTGGAGTCGGATGTCCCGCCGGTGGCGAGGACAATCGTGGGTGTAAGAAAGTTGTCTTCTGGGAAGTTGGCTGCTTCGAGTTCCGAGTGAGAGAGTAAGGCCACCTGCCTGCCGTCGACAAACCACTCCAGCTTGTGGGGGCTGTGGGTGTACTTCAGTCCTAGCTTGATATAAGTCCCCGCCACCAGTGTGCCGATGGTGTCGAGCTTGGTCTTCACCGCGCCGTCAACCTTGGTCACACTACCGACCTGATACATCCCGTCAATGGCCGATGTTTCTGCATAGAGCTTCTGGAATCCGCACAGGTCATACGTGTTGGTAACAGCGTTCCCCGTGCCAATGATCTGCGCTTCCGCCTCGGAGCCCCTTTCGGCCAGCCCGACGAAAAAGCCGTACTCATCGGCGTCGATCGTCTCGCACTTTAGGCGGCACTCGAAACAAAGCTCGGAATAGTCCAGCTTGAACGGCGCGTCGGCAGCGTTGCCGTATGCAATCACTGCCTCGTCGTCGTCGGCGGTGCCGAACATTTGGAGCAGGCCAATGCCCGTGGTCGTGGGTGAGCCGGGATCCCAGTCGGTCACGATCCGGCCCAAGGTTCCCGTGCCAGCAGTGTTGTGGTAGTAATCGTCGTACTGTGAGGTGTTGTGCAGGAAGTCGTCGAAGAACCCGAACGTCGGGCTCCCTGAAGACAGCCCCTCGAAGCCACCCCTCGACGGAGAAACAATCCCGCTCCATAGTTTCGGAGACGGGCCCCTTGTGAATTCCGCGTAGGTCACGTCCATTGTTTCGTCTATCCTGAGTAAGAGTTAAGCCGGGGGCGGGAGGATGGTCGAAGCCCGCCCCCGGCCGCGTCGAGGGAATTTCCTACACGACTGGATGCAGGTACTGAGCACATGCCCACCAGTCGACTTTCATCGTCATGTCTGTTGCCTGGTCGGTAACGACACAAATTATCGGCGTCATGTAGTTGTCGTCTGGGAAGCAGTCCGCCAAGGCCGCCGTAAGGGTCTTTTTGTCAAGATCCCACGTAGAAGCCTTCTTGGTGCCATTGACCCAGAACGTGACCTTGTCTGCCGCAGAATCCCACTTGAACCCCAGCTTCACGTACTGGCTTGCCACATTCGTGTGGACGGCATTGGTGGAATCGCCTTGGTCAGCCGTTGCCTGGTTCTTGCAGTAAGTATGGACACCCGTGGTGCCAGCCATCAGCTTGAGGAAGCCAAGCTGGTCGTGCGTCGAGGCGGGGTCTTGACCATTATCGAAACACTTGGTTGTCGCCTGCCCGCCACTCTCTATCAAGCCGATGAACCACGCCCAGTCATTGGCCAAGAGAATGTCGGACAGAACGCGACACTCAAAGACCAGGTCGCCGTATCCGACAGACGTATCGAGCTTGAAGTCCGCGCCAGACGCGCTGCCGCCCCAGGCCATTATTGCCTCGTCGTTGTCGGCAGTGGCAAGAAAGTTCACGATACCCAGGCCGGTCGCAAGTTTCTGGGCGGCCGTTGAGGTGTCTAGGTTGGTATCAGACGGCAAGCAAGTCCCCGTGCCTGTCCCCAGGATGTAGTACCCCTGGTCCAGGGAGGTGCCGCCGTAGGACAGAAAGTCATCGTAGAACCCGAATGCCGGATTCCCCGAGACGCTGCTGGTGAATTGCCCGCCCACAGGCGGCGCAAATCCGCTCCACAGTTTGGGAGAGAGTCCCCTCCAGTCTAGTTCTGAATAAGTCAACTGAGTCATAATAGTCACTCCTTGTGAGTGCAGTTTCGGTTAGGTAACGAATCACTCGCTGAAGTGACTCCCTTACGTGGTTTCGGTGACGGTGTCGGTGCAATAACCCCGGAAGTTGGCCCGGCGGTTGTAGCACACGATCTGGCCAGAGTCGTCCATGTTTCGAACGCGGACGTTGCTCATCTCGGCGTGCTGGTACGGCTTCTTCTTCCGCATGTTGCGGCCAGCAGCGTAGTACCAATCGAACGTGTTCCAGTCCACACCCAGGATAACGCCGTCCGTTCGGGCGTTGGTGCTGTTGGAATTCGTCCAGGCGGGCACCCAGGTCATCGGAACGCCACGGATGAACACGGAGCCGCTGTGCGCGGCCAGGTCGTCCTTGATGTTGTCGTTGCCCAACTGCAACAGGCGACGGGCCTGGGCAATACGGCTGTGCGTGGTCAGCAGTTCCCAGCGGTGTCGGCCCTCGGGCTTGATGTCCGAGCGCTCAATGGGCGGCTTGAAGGTGCACAAGTCCATCGAGTTGATGGTCTTTTCGACGAAATCATCGCGGTTCACCGTGGTGTACGGGAAGCAGCGGTTCTTCCACTGGGCGTAGGTCGCCGGGTTGATCCCGCCAACGTCTGCCCAATTCACAGGAGCATCGCCCGTGAACCCTTCGGTCGCGTTGTTCTCCGTCACGCTGTCGCTGGTGGAGGTAATCCACCACAACAGAGAAACGGGCGGGAACGGCGACTGAGTGGAGCTGGAAGGACCGGCCCCGAACATCAGGTCTTCAACACCCGAGAAGAAGTCCTGCATCAGGCCCTGCTCCTGCAACTGCAAGTAGTTGACAATCGCAGACGCGCCTTGGGCAAAGGTCTCTTCGTCGATGTCGTAGTGGTAGTTGGTCGTGGTCATGCCCCACTTCAGGCTGCCTTCCGTGAGTACGTTGACACGGCTTGACGAGTCCCTGTGGTACAGACCAACCACCTGGAAGTTGTCGTTGTTGTCGATTTTCAACTTCCATTTACATTGGCTGGTGGACATTTCCTTTTTGTTTGCCTTGTCAAAGAGACGCGAAGCAAACATGTACTCCTGGAGGGGAAGCGAAATGTCCTGCCACTTCCCCATTGGGTACTTCTGCAAATATGAAGCAACAAAATCGTCTAGTTGTTCAATTCCAAGGGCCATGAGGCACCTCCTTTATTTACAAACCCGCCTACGCGTTCTCCAGCTCCTTGTAGCGGCGTTCTGCCCATTCCTCCAGGCTCTCTTCGGGCCCAGCGGACTTTGTGCTTCCGCCACCCATGCGGCTGTTGGATTGCTTAGAAAGTTTGCGGGTTCTGTCTTTTAGTTCCTTCTTGAAGAACTCGTCAGCAAACAAACCTTTGGCTGTTTGCAGAACGAGCTTCCTGTAGTCGAGCTGAACACCTACGCGCTCCAGCCCGTTCGCCTGGCCCTGGACACGAGGCATCAGTTCCTGCCTTCGCTTCAGTTGCGACGAGGTTTCTTTGCCAGTCACCCCAAACAGGTCTTTGCGCCCCATTGCGTCAACGGCAGCGTCAAACTTGGCCTCCTCAGCTTCGGCGTGAACCGCCTCAAGCTGGGATTCCAGAGCGACGAGCCGAGAGTCATAGTGGTTGTGCATTCGCGTAAGTTCTTCCACTAAGTCCTCGCCGTAAACGTCCGCATCCTCGTCCAGGCCAATTTCGTATCGGCCTTCGTTGCCCTCCTTGGCCTCGTCGTCCTTGTCCTTGACAAACCGCCCCAGCTTGTCGCGGTCTCGGTCGTCGTCTTTGGCTTGCGATTCGCTGCTTTCGTCCTGGGCCTTGCGGCCAGCCTCGTATGCAGCTCGGTCAAAAAACCGTATCGCCCGCTCCAGTTCTTCGCGGCTGGAAAACTCGGCAAGGTCCTTCTCGTCGATTCCATACGCGGCCACTTCGGCTTTCAGGTCATCGTCAAGCCACTCTTGGGCTTGGCCCTCTGAATCGCCGGTTTCGTCGCCTTCGTCGGCGGTATCGTCGTCGCTATCGTGCTCTTTCACGGCAGCGTCGTTCATTATTTGCTCGTCCTGTTCTTCAGCGAGTTGCTTGGCGTCAGCCTTGCCCTCTGTCTTTTTCTCGACTTGCTCCCCTTTGCGGTCCTCTTCGATGTCCTTGACCGCCTGGTCCACGAACTCCTGGATTTCTTCGTGGGTGGCATCATCCTTCAGCTCTGCTGTAGCCATGGGTTTTCTCCTAATCTGAGTAGCCGCCGTCCGCGTCACACAGCCCGCGAACCTTCAGCAACTCCTTGCGGCCTCGACGACTGGTAATTTCGAGCTGTCCATTGTTTCGCACACGGACGCCCTTAATGTTGTGCTTCCTGATAACCTTCCTCAGCTCGGGAACCTGCCCTCTCATGCACCCGGGCCCGTCCGACACCAGCGGGTTTGATTCCGTGTAGGCCACGGTCCCCAGCGGGGCAGTGCCGTTGAAGTCGAGCCCCACGCCCTTGCGAGCGTCCCATTCCTCCTTACTCACGAATTCGCCATTTATCTTGTACCGAATCACGCTGGCCTCCTGGTCATCGCTGCTGCTTGCTGGCCATTGACCTGCGAGCCGCCGCCCGATAGCGCCTGCTGGAGGATTGACGACCTTGCCTCCCGCGTCCCGCCCGTCGGGATATTCCGCCTGACAGTCTCCCGTGATGTCACAGGCGACTGTCGGACAGTGTTTTCGTCTCCCCCTAGCACATCCGCTTGGGCAGCGAACGTAATGAACCGCTCAAACTCGGGGCGATCCTTCAGTCGGGCGATCTCATTGACAATTGCTTTTGCGTCAAGTGTCGCCCCAGACGCCTGGAACATCGGCCAAAGAGGTGCAATCTGCTGGAGCACCTGAAAGAGTTCCTGGAGTTTCTGCTCGGGCGTTTTGAAGACCATCGAGTAGGGCTCCACCCTGAAACCGTAGTCCTCGAATTCACCCATGCGGTTGCCTGGCGTCCAGTCTGACTTAACCTCGATACCACTGTTACCAACGGGAATTGACGACTGTAGCTCAAGAGCCTGGTCCTCCCACATCAATCGCCCAAGGTCCAAGACACACTCTGAGGCGAACGACACCACCGCCATTCGCATATCGGATTCCATTCGGCTGACCTGGCCGTGGATCATCTCTTCCTGGCCTACGGTAGCAGCCTGCGCCCCTAGCCCGCCCATTGCCGCGAGATTTCCAGCGAAGCGGTCGTATTCGTCCTGGACGAATACCGCAAGAGCCTGGTCTCGCTGGTCGACCCCGCCCAGTTCTATCTGAGAGACGCTCTTAGGGTCATTCATTCTCACCCAAGAGTTCCGCTTGGCCTTCCTCAGCGTCTCTGCATCGTCCGCGCCGCCGGGCGGGTAAACATTCAAGACGCGGTGGGCGTCTGAGTCCAGCTCCATGCGGCGATGCAGGCGGTTCTGGAGGTCGTGCAGCCCCTTGAGGTTCACCGCCGGTGAAGCGGGAATAACATTGTCAGGCACGTTACCCAGCGAGAGAAATTTGTAAGGGCCTGCCTGACTCCCTGTCCATTCCCGCTCCAGCAGCGGCGGTAGGTCCATGTCGACTGCCATCGTGGCAACTGTATTACTCTCCGCAATCCACACGTCCTGGAGCCAGATCATTGGCTTCAGTTCGTCGTCATCTACTGCGGCCCCCGAAGAAATGTCCCTGGCAGCATCTTCGTTATCTGTTGCGGTCTTGCTGGTCGGGGTGAGTTTGGCAACCACCTTTTTGTCGTAGCCCGGCTCCGACTTTACCTTGTCGAAGTCTGCACGGTAGCGATGCCCACAGTACCGCATCTTGGCGATTTCTTTGACCGACATGTCGAGTGTCAGGTCGTCGAAAGAAACCCGATTGAACCAGGGCTCGCCAAGGTCGAGCCATACGTCCTCTTCCGACTCCAGTAGTCCGTGGAACCGGGTGTCGGTGTCTCGCATCATCACAACGCCGCAACCGATGCAGAAGAAGGCATCCAAGACAATCGCCCGAAACGTCTTGTCCAGGTTCATGTCTGAGATCAGCTTGTTGAGGTTGACTTCGAACCTCTTGGCGAACGGCCAATTCTCGGTACGGGGAGTAGAGACCAGAACCTTGGGGTTGTGTGCCGCCAAAGCTACGGTGTAAATGCGAGCTGTCTGGTTGAGCAGATTGACGAGCGTCTTGGGCTTTTCCGATTCCGTGCTATACCAAGAGCCCACATAGCTTTTGACGAGCGCTTTGCGGACACGGCGAAACGGCTCCATTGCCTCGCGCGAGGTCTTGATGGCCTTCAGCAATCGGCCGCGATCCTGCTTGTCGTGAAGGTCTATCATCAGCAGCCTTTTGCGCAAAAAATAAGGGGGCTGGCTCTCGCCAACCCCCGTAAAAGGCTGCGATGTTTACGGCATCTCGGCAGTAGCTAGCTGCCTATGCCTTGGCGGCTGACGAAAAGCCAGCCCCCTTCGTTCCCGCGCGGTCTTTCGCCTCCGCTGTTAAAAACCCCTTAACATGCGACAAGTTTAATGCCGCCTGCGTGAGCTTCAGTGCATCGTCCGGCTGAACTGACTGGACTATCCTGCCAGTCAGAACGCTAATCGCACGTTCAACGTCCTTGCCGTCCATCGGGTTCTACCTCCGAATCAGGGTAAGGGTTTGCATGTTTTCTTGTCGTCCGCTGTAAGTGGTGGGCCATGGAATCGAACCATGATTAACGGCGTATGAGGCCGTCGAGGCGACCACGCCTTCCCGCCCACTCTTCTGCCTGCTCAGACATCCTGTTGAGCTTTGCCTTGTAGGTTCCCCATCAGTTGTTGATGAGCATGTCTGTGTTGGCAAGGTAGTCGGCCCTCACCTCCCCCCGGGCTGGAATGCCTTGGCGATGGGATTGGCCGGGATTGCCCACCAACACAAAGGCCAGCGCTACCGCCGCAACGGCAACCGCTGCAACTATCCCGAAAAACTCTAGTCTCTCATCTCGCACGACCCCCTCCCTCGAACTGTGGCCAAGAAGTGGCGTACTTGTGGCTCAGGTTCGCAGCACGTCCGAAATACCGTATTCTGGACTGCCTGGCTCTGCACCAGCCCATGCCATCTCCCTTTGCTCACGCCACAAAAAGCTCCCATATTCGGGAGTCTCCCCAGTTTCCCTGCTGGAGTCAAGGCCAATATCTTCTCGCTCTTTAGAATAGACAAGATAGGCAACCCCGGCGGCTATGCAACGGTCGCCGTGGGCCTTTTCTGTGTTCCCCTTGTTCTTTGTTGGGGCATGGATGATCTTTCCGTTGTCCCACTCATATTCCCCGCATTCCTTGATCATATCCACCGAGCGGGGGGTGTACGCCTCGGCCTCCATCCCGAGGGCCAGCTTTTCGAACAGGTCCGCCTTGTCCTCGCTTTTCCCGTTCCACCAGCCTGCCTTGCGGGTCTTCCTCTTTAGCCCGACTTCCGGCACGTCTCGGAAGAAGACATTGTTGTAGTACCACACTTCCATGATCTCTTTAGCGAACGGCCCCACCATGCCAGAATCTTCCCAGCCCAAGAGCGCGTTTCGCAACCACATCCCCAACCCCATCGTGTTCCTGGCGAACTTGATCAGCGACATGCCTTTGACAGTGTACTCCAACACCTGCTCGCCCGTGCGGTCGTCGATCCCTGACGCCACCGAATTGCTCGAATACGCGCCATCCGAGCCGATTGCAACATCACAGCCCAGCGTGAACGGGCCCAGCGGGCACGAGTTGTCTGGGCCTGGCTTGAACCACAGCTTCAATGGCCCATCACTTCGGCGGACCAGCCCCTTCAGTCGCAAAGTTTCGCTATCAAACACTGGTGTGCCCTGCCACA